CTGCAAACAAATCAATCAGAAAAGCCTACGCAAAAGCGATGGGTATTGACGAGAACATGGTCCAGACTTTATGGGATGCAGGTGGCGACATCTGGTACGATTCCACAGAAGCTTACGAAGCTGGTCTGGCCACTACAATCCAAGAAGCATCGGCGCCATTGCTGGCTTCTTATACTGAAGAGCTGATGGCATTGGCTGCTCCGGCTCGTATCATTAATATCTCTAAGGAGAAAGTTATGGAAAAGGTCTCAATTGACCAACTCGAAGCTCTTGGCGCACCTGCCGACTTCATCGTGGCTCAGCTTAAAGCCGAGTCGACTTTGGTGGAAGCTCAAGCTGCTTACATTGCTTTGTTGAAAGCTGAGTTCGAAAAGGACGAAGAAGAAGACGAAGCAAAGGCTGAAGAAAAAGAAGATGACATGGACGCCATGGAAGAAGACGAGAAAGACGTCGAAGCCAAGGAAGACATGGACGAAGAAAAGCCTGAAGCCTTCGAAAAAGAAGACGATAAGGACGAAGCCAAAGCTGAGGAAGAAAAAGACGAAGCTAAGGCCGAAGAAGAAGAGGAAGAAGAAGAAGGCGAAGCCAAAGCCGACGAGGACGGTCAAACGATTGAAGCAAATCTTTCCAACCTTGCCGGCGCCCAGCCAGTCGCTACTACCCGTAGTCGCGAAGTCGTGACCGCTCGCTCCATCTGGAATAGCAAGATCGAGGAATTAACCGCAAAGGGCTTTGAGCACTTCAAAGCCGTTGCCCGAGTTGCTAAAGAAAATCCCCAGCTCCGTCAAGAAATGATTGACGAAGCGAACAACTAACTTTTTTGAAAGGACATATCATGTCACAGTTTTTTGACGTAGGCTACAAGTCTTTTGAGGCAGACGGAACCATCGGAATTTACGAGCGCGTTAAGCTTGACTCCGATGGCAAAGTGACCCAAGCCGGTCTCGCCGATCGCTGCATCGGAGTTGCATGCAAGGCCGCTGTTGCCGGTGAAAACATCGCAGTTGCTCTTTATGCCAAAGGCGGGACCATGAAAATGGTTGCTGTTGAGGCTTTGGCAGCTGGCGCAGTCGTTTACTCTGAGGCTGCCGGCAAGGTGCAAGACACCGCTGCCGCCACCAGTTACCCCATCGGAATCGCTATGGAAGCCGCAACGGCTGATGGCGATGTGATTGAAGTTCTCCCATGCGCCGGTCTTGGTGCCGCTAACTAACCTAGTATAGAAAGGAGGGCATAAAATGCCTTCACCACAATCATCCTTAACAACTCTTCGTCCGGACCTAGCCGGTTCGTTCATGGAGTTCGACTTGGCCATGAACCAACAAGGTTACATTGGTCACAAAGTTCTTCCAGTCATGGATGTCCAAAGCGCTTCTGGCGTTTTCGGCAAGATCCCGCTGGAGCAATTACTGCAGCAGCGTGACACATTGCGTGCACCTGGAGCCGGCTATGCTCGTTCCAACTGGACGTTCACGACCGATAGCTTCGCCTGCGTTGAGCACGGTGCTGAAGAGCCAGTTGATGACAACGAAGCTCGTATGTACGCTGAGTACTTCCAGGCAGAGCAAGTTAGCGCCATGCGTGCTTACGATGCTGTCCTAGGAGCTGCTGAGAAGCGAATCGCTGATGCTGTTTTCAACACCAGCACTTGGACGCCAACCACGGTTACCAATGAGTGGGACGACTCTGCCAATGCGACTCCGATCGACGATGTTGAAGCTCGTGTTATGAACATGTTCAACAACACCGGCTTGAAAGCTGACTCCTTGATCATCTCTTGGACTGTCTTCCGCAACCTTCGCAACTGCCAGCAAATCATCGACCGAATCAATTCGGCTGGTGCTGGTAATCCTTCGAAGGCATCTGACATCGGTCCTGAAATGTTGGCTCGTGTCTTTGATCTTCGCCAAGTCTTGGTTGCAGGCTCCGTCTACAACACGGCCGCTGAAGGACAAACTGCTTCTCCTGCTCAAGTTTGGAGCAATGAGTACGCTGCTGTTGCCAAGTTGAACACCGGCAACGATATTCGCGAAACCGGTTTGGGCCGCACCTTCCACTGGGCTGCTGACGGTTCTGCTGTTGGTGGGACGGTTGAAAGCTACCGCGAAGAGCAAACTCGTTCGGACATCGTCCGAGTGCGTCACCAAGTAGATGAGAAGATCATCTACCCAGAAGCTCTTGAGCTGCTAGATAACATCACCACGTAGTCTTGAGTCCTTGGAAGGGATACCGGCCATGCCAATCTTTGACGACATTTACGACCCAGGTTTCGATTCACTTGAATACATTTTCGGTGAGACAGTAACCTACATCCAACACGGACGGTCTCCACGAGAAGTGAAGGCTATCATAGACCGAGACACCATTGAGCTCGGTCCCGAAGGAATACCCACGAGGGTAGTGGTTGTAACAGTCAAGGATTCGGCCGCCGGTATCCCTATCCAAGAGGTTTCAAAAAGTGATGATTGCATCCTGGTTGAGAAACGGGTTGGTGATGAGCCTTCCCGTTGCTCGATCATGGAAGTAACCAAAACCAGTACCGGAGTCGTTACCTTACTTTGCAGGTGATGAATGAATATTGATGTAAAGATCGATCCAGACCAATGGAAGCGATTGCAGAAACTAGCAAAGAAATACAACAAGGGTAATGTTGACACCCAACTTGCTGTAGCCATCAACAAAGCTGCCAGGAAGACAAGATCAGCAACGTCCAAACCGATCGGCATGTCCCAGTGGATTCGAAAGGGTCTGAACGTCAAGGCTAAGGATCTCAACAAGCATCTGAAGAAAGCAACCAGGGCTAAGAAGGGAAACCTGAGCTCGACCATCTCACTGACGACGACTGGTCGAATGGCTTTGAAGTACTTCGATGCCAAGCAGACAGCTGCTGGTGTGACCTACAAGATCGATAAACGAGGACCGAGGATGCTGGTTCCCTCTGCTTTTGGAGTAAAGCCCAAGACAATCGACAAGCTTGGTGGTCATGCCTGGAAACGGACGACCAAAAAACGAAAGCCCATTCAAAAGTTGTTTGGTATCTCTCCAAAGGCTTTTGCTGAAGAGAACAAAATGGGACCACTGTTCGTTGAGATTGCCAAGTCCAGGGCCCAGTCTGAAGTGACTGAGAGAATCAGATTCCTCAGGAAGACCGGCTGGGGGACAAAGAAGAAGAAGCGAAAGGGCAGGAAGAAGAAGAGATGACACTGCAGAACACAATCACGGAGGTTATCCATCAAAGGGCTTTGCTGGCCGACGAAGCAGTCGACGTTGTCCTGCCGAATATGATGGACACCTACTCCCCAAAGGACCGACAGGTGATCATCACCCCGGAGACAACTACCCGGGCGGCTGAGCATGATTGCATGGGCAACCCACCTGCATCGGGCTGGAAGATAACTTACCAAATCAGAGTCCTGGTCAGGCAGGACGAGAACGGTCCCCATACTTCAGTGGATGAGGATCTGAGCACACTGACAGCCGGAGTCTACAATGCCATTTGTGGAGAAGCTGATTGGTGGACGATGAACGGGAATGCTCTCAATGCTGAGTGGACTTCCCTGGAACGAGAAATCACAGAGCTCCAGATGGCAGCTTACCAGATGTCTTTGGACGTCTACTATCGAACTGATGAAACCAACCTATTGAACAGGAGATAATCAATGCCTTTACTTAAGAGAGTACGGGTCCTAGCTGCCAAAGTAGAAGCCACACCAGGTGTTGCCGAATCCTTGGTGACTGGTGATGCTGCTCACAACGTCTATGACATCGACATTCAGTCCAGCACCACCGTTACTGAGCGACCTCAGCAAGGCGGGTTCAACTATATGCTGTCGACAGTCGAAGGACATGCAGGGACGGTCAGTTTCAAACTGAATCCCTATGGAAACGGCTTGGGCGGTGAAGGAGCTTGGGTCAACACTTTCTTGCCAGCATGTGGACTGGTCGGTGGTCAGCCAACTGCTGAAGCCCCGGGCAGCAACGTCAAGACACTGACGATCGGGGTCTACGAGAACGGAGTCTATAAACAACTTCGAGGCTGTGCTGGTGACTTCACTATGACTTGTGCGACCGGCAAGCTGATCGAACTCGAGTTCACTTTCACGGGCATCTGGGATACCCCAACCGATGTCGCTATCCTTGCACCGACCTACCCGGATGTTATCCCGTTCAGAGCAACTGGTGGATTGACCCTTGGGTCTTGGACTCCCTGTGTTGAAAGCTTGACGTTTGCTATGGGTAACACAGTTGTTGGCCGAGAGTGTCAGGCTGATGACTCAGGCTTGGACTACTCAGTGGTGACTGATCGCAAGTCGACCTGCACCCTCAACCCAGAGGCAACACTTGTGGCCACGAACGATGCTTATACTGACTGGTATAGCTCGGTCAACAAAGCCCTGAACTACAGCATTGCCCAGGGCTCGGACAACATGGCTCTAGCCATTAACGACTGTCAGATCACCAATATCCAGGAAGGTGACCGAAACGGAATCCAGGTGGACGACATCGAGCTGATGGTTATCAATGACGACTTCACGCTTGACTTCCAGTAAACTTTGAACCGGGAGCTGCTGGGCTCCCGTTACT